CATTAGTGCTACCATTGTGGTTTCTTGGGTGGTGGAGACCACATCCCGTTTGGACAACGGGTTGCGCTCACTGCTCCAACGGTTCGGCCAGTACCGTTGCGCCGCGGTAGCATCCGTCAAGAGTGCGGCGGCAGACATCAATGGCACGGGGGTCGCTTGGTCAGACCCCGCGACGCGTACGGCGATAGATAGGTGTCAGGCGGAGTGGGACGCTCAAAGGAACTGTGCGTGGATTCCGGCCCTCGGCCGAAACCCCCTCGCGGTTTATCAGAGCTTGGGGCCTTCGGCGGCCGATCTTGCATACCCATCCTGGTTGTGGCGTTCCCTTCTGCATGTGAGGGTTCCGCCTAACACCACACACTACGTATTCCGACGCTACGGCAGCACCAGCAAGAGCTGCTCACCAATCACTGACTTGGCGGCGGGCCACGTTGTGGTCATGCCGATTTGGGAGGACGTGATCCCGCACGGATGTGGGGCAATCACTCTCTCAGTGGGGCCAAGGAGACTGTATTTCCTGGATGATTTAACATCAATGGATTCCCGCGACTGGGAAGCAGAATACAAACGACGGGCAGAGGAGAAAACCCAATGTGAGAAGTTGGGCACGACACCAGTTTTGCCGAAGCTGGCTCCCATCGTGGCTACATTCTACCAGTCATTCGAAGACACTGTCGATGTCTACGAGAATCGGAACTTCCGGGCAAACGTGCAGGGCCACCATTTGGGTGTGTGCCGTTACTGCACGAAGATTGAGAGTGCGACACTGTTGCAATACAGGTCTCCTCCGGCGGCGGGCTGTGGAGATGCCTGCTTTTGCGGCATTGCACTGGGCAAGCGCCCCTTGGTGTTCTTCGCGGATCAGGTGCAGGAGGCACGCCGCGTGGGGGCTTTGGCACCAGGCATGGCCGCTGGCAATGCCAACAGGTACGTACATGACGGCAATGAGTTTTTCACCGGCCTCAACAAGATACAGGGAGCAATCTTGTTTGAAGCTGTGGCCCAATGGGATGCAGAGGACACAAGTGGCATCAGGGCACGAGCTGGCGCAGTTGCGGGGTGGCGGAAACACCTGCACAAGGCGTACACGTTCGGTGAAAACACGACATGGAATTTTGCAGCCGTCATGCTGTGTTGGGTCAACACGCAGCTAGACAAGTACGTGACCACCAACACAGGGATGCTGGCCCAAATGCGGGTTGTCGCTGTCTTTAAGGCAGCAGTTGCCCTGTGTGAGTTGTTGACCGCGGCGACGAAGTGCCGCGTCTGGACCGCGCATTGGTTGTGGAATGCGCATGCGAAAGCAGGAGTGCGTGAGGTGTGGCTCGCCACCGCTGTGGCGGTTGCCACTTACTACGCACGCCACTATGTCCATTGGCTCGTCGGCCTTACTTTGGGCCTGGCACCCCCCATCTACATGTTGGATTTCTGGGGGGCCCTTTTCATGTTGCCATGGAACTTGGTGGTGTTGCTGTTGCACGCCACAAAACTGCTTCGACACCCCGCTGATTTCCCAATCTACAATGTTTGGCTAGAAGAAGTGGCAAAATCAGTTGTGGGCCCAATTGTTTGGGGGTTTTACGAAACCGTGTCTATCCCCTTCTTCACGTTTGCGACGCAACAATTCCCACCCACGGCAGAAGAATTGGCTGCACAAGACGCAGCATCAGTGGGATCAGGATTGCCCAGGGAGGGGACATGCGCAGTGGGCGGCTGTTTGACTGTGGCCGTGGCCAAACTGACAAAACGTGCACGGAAACGCCTCCGCCGACGGCAAGCGGCTGAGGAGGCCCTGCACTTGGTTGGGCCAGAAGGAGAGACCACAGAACTGGAAGTGATGGAGCCACCCACTCCCACACCGGTTGACGGTGCAACACCAGTCCATGCTTTGTACTATGAACCATCCGCACCACCGGCTCATATTGTGTTGCACGAACATCCACCCGTGACGGTCTTGGACGAGATGGATGCTGACGAGGGGGAACCCGTTGAGGAGGGCCCCTTGGGAGAATTCGAGGGGAGGAGGGCACCAACCCCGGAGGGGTGGTCCCCCATGACGCAGCGTCGGGTGTACCTGGAGGTTTTCACCCTGATCTACTACGTGACCATGCACAACGTTGTGACATTGAGTGGGCTGTGGCTGAACAAAGTGGTGTTCGGACGCGCCGCCCCGATGTTTTTCTTCCAGTGGGTGTTCCCCACGATGGTGCATGCAACATACAACTGGGTAGTCCCAGATCAGTATAAGCTGACCCGAGGGTTAGCGGTGGCCAATACCTCGGCACCAGAACCCGGCGCAACAAAAGTTGAGGAGTTCGAGGTGCGACAGGGTTGCGCACTCACGGCATTGGAAAAATGCCCAATTGATGTACACGCCGTGCTGAATGAACCGCACAAAATCCGATTGGAATATCAACAGCTGGGCATGCAGTGTGACCGAGAACAACCAGTGTATGCATCCACGGTTTGGAATAACGTGAAAGCATTGCTGGTTCGACACTGTCGCCCCCTGAAATTTCAACCAACGAATGATTTTGACCAGTTTCGGGCTGAATACATGGCAGCCATCATGCCCGAACTAAAGAAACAAATGGCCAAAATGCAGGAAAAACACACCTTTGAAGAATGGTGGTCACGGTTCAATTTGGCAAAGAAGCGGCGGTATGCCCAAGAGAGCAACTCATACCTGAACATACCCGGCTTTCCAACGTTCGGGCGGGTCTCCGCTTTCGTGAAAGTTGAACAATCCGCACCTAAAGACACGTGCGAGAAACCGCGGGTGATCCAGTCCCCAAAATTGCCGGTAGAATACAGGTATCTGATGTTTCTAGCCCAGGAAGCGATTCACCATGCGCTGGACGGTAAGAAGAGATACACCATACGCGGGCAGGAGTATAGGTTCAAATATGCAGTAGGCACATCTCCTGAGTACTGCGGAGAATGGTTGTTCGCTCAGCGCGGGAAGAGGGTGGTCGAATGTGACATCAAATCGTTCGATGGATCGTTCCACCCGATGGCAACCAAGAACGAGGCAGATTGGATCAAAGCCTTGTTGCCCGAATTAATTGTGGTGCAAGAACTGTTCGTCGACGAGAATGGACGACTCTTCCCAGGTGAACGCAGGCGAAACCTGGACGTGTGGCGGGCCGTGGATCAGGCCGCTGCACGCACAGAGGGCACAATTTCAATGAACATCAAGGGGCAAGCGATTCCAGTAATTGACTATGTCGTGGACAGCCAAAGGAGGTCCGGCGACCCCCAGACATCATGTGGGAACACATTATGGGTGGCATGCTTGCACGCGTACGCGGCGCACAAATGCATTGTGGAATCACCAGCACACATGCGCAAATATTTGGTGGATCTACTTGTGCTGGGGGATGATTCCTTGTGCGCTTTCATTTCCCCATTGCACATGCATAAACTGTTCGCCATTTACAAACAGGCCATCCAAGACGGGGGACATGAGCCGTCCCTCGTAGATACTCATGATGATTATGCCGCAGCCAGCTTTTGCTCGCGATTCTTTTACTGGCGGCAACCGAATGAGGGGGAGACGCCGGCTCCGGAAACACCCGGAATCCCAACAATGTGTGCCGGCCCCATGCGATACTTGACGCGGGGCCTGATGCTGCGTCTACGGGTACCCCAAGGGTTTGGGGGAGAGAAGGCGGTTCTCTACGCCCTGACGTTTTTGCGTGCCAGAGAGGATTTCTGGTACAGTGGTGGGCGAGACATCCCCATCATCCGCGAGGCCTTGCTGCGTCTTTTCCCCCATTTGCAAGGGGAGATCGGGCCTGCGTATGCGGCGAATAGGGGCTTGTTGGCCTACAGGTTGACAGTGCCGGAGGAAACGGTGGCCGACGCCGCCCG